GTGTTCTAGGTGTATTAAAAAACCTACCCCCCTTCGCTGAATTGCACGGTGTGCATAACGATTGAAGATTCCAGTCTTCGTCCCCACCATTCATGGTGCGTGGCACTATGTGATCAACCGAATTGGCTTCGCCACCACAATGCTGGCAAGTGTAACCGTCACGTTGAAGGATACGTTGACGAATCTTTCGCCACTTACTGGTTGAACCATTGTCTTTGAGTGCGCTCATTAGTAGTACCCATTGGCTTGATGAAATGCCCACGCCTTGCATGGCGTTTGATAACGATTCGTTATGTATCGCAATGAAGCGTCTATCTGTCTGAATGGGTCAAGGTCACGGTAGTGCTTCGATCTCATTTGACCCAGTCCGTAATGACTACCGTTCTTGGCCGTGTATGACCAACGTGATTCCTTTGTGATGATCTTATTGAAACACTGAAATTCTTTATAATCCAGGATTCTTGAATGTGCATAAAGTTTCAAATGATCTATTGAATAGTTAGCTGCATTGGCAGTATCTGCCCCTTGCAGTGCGATTAAGGCTGAAACGATAAACACCAACCGTTTTTTTATTTTTATCTTTTTATCTTTTAAGACTGAAAGAACTTCATTCTGTCGAAAAATAGTCAAATCCTGTTTCGGTTGTATGCGTCCAGCGTACACACCCCACGCAAGGGCTACACGCTCACGCAACGCCAATGATTTGATAACGACTTTATAACGATTTAATAACGTTTTGTTATAAAGCATAGTTAATCCCCACCTGTGCATTGCGCCTGTGGACAACGTCTTCCATTCCGCCCGTACCTGGGAATAGATCGTCCAGGGTGTCGCCAAATTGGAAATTTAACAAGTCCAACACCCAATTGTTAAACACGTCAGGTTTTGCCCCGACTAAACCTTTTTTCATAGCTATGGACGAAGTCAGCCAGTCACGAACCATTGGTGCGCGTTTATTGTCTTTACGTCCACCCATAAACAAGACGGGTTCATAGGCGTATTGCACCGTTGTTGGGCGTATTTGGTGGAAGGTCTTGCACCACACTGCCACGCGTATGCCTGGACGCAATAGGAAATGAAGGTCAGCAGGATTGCATGACATTGCCCACCCGTCAGGGTATTGGTCAATTAACTGATCAATTAAATCGACGTGCGACTGTTTTTCGTCCCATTTGGCTGCTTCGTCATGAAGTTTGCCATAGTGCTTTTTGCCTTGTTTGTAATAAGGCGGGTCTGCGTATGCAAATTTCATTGGTGACCCCAGCCTTGACCCTTGAATGAAATGCCAAAAGTTGAGTACCTGCGATTCATGTTTGTCCCGCAGCAAATTGGTTGGTTTTCGTCATGGATTGACTTATCCACTTCAACACGGATTTTGCACACCGTGCATTCAAACTCATAGATTGGCATTTGAATTCCCTATCTGTGCAACCCCCATGACTTCGCACTTCGTGCATTGAATCACTTCCACACCTTCGGGCAGATTGTCCGTTATCTTGTGAACCAGCTGCACCGTAATCTTCTTGCATTTCCTGCATTCAAATTGCACTTTGTCCATAGTTGCTTCTCCGTAAATTCTCGATCGGCTGAAGATTGATTTGTGTGACCCACCAATTTGGTTGCTTGGAATGGCGGTACTTTGTACGTTTTGCCATAGCAATGGGAATCCAACCTGCAATGAAATAGTTTGGTGATTCACCAGTGACCAGGATCGCAACGTCATTTGGTCGATCGTATTCATGAACAACCAAATGCCCGGCAACGTACTTCGTCCAACGAACTTCAAAATGACTGCCAACGTCAGCTTTGATCTTGTATTTGTTTTCATAAGGATTGAAAGGCAAATCAAGGTATTTGGCAACAACCCATTCGCTGCCAATGCTTTGTGCGTCTTGTGCAATGAGATCATGGAACGATTTGTCCATTGAATACCCGCCTTCACGGGTTTGCCAATAGTCGTTGTTGTCTTTTGCCAATTCCAATGCAGCCTTGTGGCAGACAAATTCCTCAGCACGGGTCAATGTCATTTTCACCGACACTCACCACACAACCAAGCAAGTTTTTCGCCTGCCTGCCCGATTTTGTAACCAAATGGGTCAAGTTTCAACAACTTCGCACACCCGTCGCATTGCTCGACTTTGTATTCGGCGATCACTTCACCATTTTGCAGCAGTTTTGCCGTCATGGATTGTGGGTAGATAATTTCCATTAAGTCGCTCATACCTGGGGTTCCCATTTTCCAGTTGATCGCAAAACGTACCAACGTGGCGTGCATTGCGTTGCCTTTGTGCGTTCAGTGCAGAAATACCCGCCCCAATTCTTCGGCGAACCTTCTGCGGATTGCTTCCAAATCATGTGCCCATGACTGCACTGCGGCGCTTCCTGGACTAACTCACCGCCTAATTGCTTGGCAATTTCGTCCATTGATGAACCCAGTGAAGGAATGCCTGATTGTTCGGCTTCAGCTGCGGTCTTGAAACTAGGAACGTCGCCGAACTTCTTTGACCACGGGTCATAATCGTCAGCGGTAGATTTGGCAACGGTCGTGCTGATCGATTCGACCTTTTCCATGTCTTGACGGGTTGGGCGTTTGTCCGTGCCAAGTAGCAAACCAATGCAGCGTCCAATGCTGGACGTGACCGTATCTTCGACGAAAAACTTTTTCATTTGTACGTTGTAGGTTGCTACATTGCCAAATGCGTAATCGATCGCCGAAGGCTTTTGGTCTTCGTACTCTTTGAAGATTAAGGTCTGAACTAGAATAAAACCCTTTTCAGCATTGAATTCAATGATGTTGTTTTCAATACGCCCTGAAGGGTGTGTCTCCCAAAAACGCTTGATTCGTGTTGCAACGTCTTCGTAGTTATCAAGGAAGCCAGCCATTATTTGACCGCCTTGTTTGCTATGTGACGAACCATTGCCTTACGTCGTGCTATGCCTTCGCGCTTGCCTTCTTTGAAGCCTTTTGCGTATCCCGCAGCGGCTGAAATCACCATAAGAATGATGACAAGCGATAAACGACCCAGCGTTTGCGGGTCAAGTAGATCAAGTACCATTTTTGAATTCTCCCGATTCTAGGCAGTAGGACTACCACCTGAACTCAGGGTGACGCATGATTGGCGCGCGGTCAAGAACCTTGCGTGTTTGTCGGCGTGTCTCCAGGCTTTGGCTTTGATTTCAGTCCGTTGCCAGCCAGCACACCGCCTAGTGAACCAGTCAAGAAAATAGCCAGGGTTTTCAATAGATCGATAAATGCTGCGTCATTGGGTGCTTGTGCGCTAACTGGTTGCGTGACGAAAATCAATGCGTAGGTTATGCCAACCGTTACGACCAAAAACACCGCTGCAAGTGTTGAACCAATGATCAAGATCAGCTGCGCGTGGACTTCTTCGGGTGACTTACGGCGTGCGGGTCTGTTCCGATTCAATTCCAAGTAGGTCGTCAGTGCATGTTCCAGTGGGGAGACATTGCGGTTTTTGGCAATGCGCTTTTGACCAGTTGTCGAATTCTTGGCATTCATAACGTGTCCACCCCTGATACCCGCAAGCGGACTGGGTTAGTGCAAGTGCCCAAACCAACCCAGCCGCTGCGAATCGACGGTTCACTTCCCCGTAGAACCGAAGGCTTTGTCGTTTGGGTTTAACCAGCGCAAAATCACTGGTGCAACCGCTGCAACCCCTGCCATTGCAAGGGTCTTTGGGTCAGTAACGCCCGCCATGTATAGGGCAAGTGCTGCTGCCATAAATGAACGCGCCCATGACGCGATCAGGGCTTTGGCTTCGACCATTTTTTCGTCTCCTTCTTTGGCTTCGCTGCCGTTGTAGGTATTTCGATTTTTGGAAATTCTCCCTTGTACGGCACAAACTTTGGAATGCCGAAACCGACAATTTCCTTGCCTTCGCCGTACGAACGAACCTTCACCATGACCATGCCGCCATTGCGTTGGTCGCCTGTCCCGCTGGTGTTGCCTTCGATCGTCAAGCATGTTTTTGTGTCAATTAGTCCAACAACAATTCCAATGTGTGAAATGCGATCAACACCGTCATGCGGAAAGTCCATAAATGCCAGGTAGCCCAATTGCGGCATTCCTGACCAGCGCTGAATCTCTTTGAATTTGTGTGCGCCGATTGCAGTTGAAACAACTGAATGAATCTTTACGCCAGCCATGTGGCAAACGTAGTTGACGAAACTTCCACACCAGGGCAAACCGTCTGCCTTTGTAAATTTGCCGTACTTTGTCAGGTTGTCGCCTTCTTCGATTGTTCCGACTTCAGCTGCTGCGACTTCGATCAACCTTGCATTTGTACCGTCAGGATAAATTGACATTGTGTTCCTCATTCTCGCAAACCCAACGGGCAGTTGTTTGATTCAAAATTGCTTCATCATGACATTTTGGCGGGATAAACGCGTCAAGTGTTTCGTCATAACAAAAACCAATTCCAGCATAATTTTTGCGAATTGTTGCATTGTACGAAGTACGAACGCATTTTTGATTTCTAAAATTGCCATACCAAATTTCAGGCGATAGTCCTTCAATGACTTCGGTTTCGTCAATGCCGACAATAACTTCCGTGACAATGTTGTTTTCGTCTAAAAACGCATAGTGTGCCATTATGAGAAAGTCACCGTCCCTGTTCCAGCAGTAAATGTTGTGATTTTGTTGCTGCCCGACGTTGATGTGCTAGCAGTCAAACCTGCACCAACATTTATTGTTCGACTGTCAGGATAACGAACGATTACAACACCTGAACCACCATTGGAAGCAAAACCACCCGTTGAAAAATTACCACCACCGCCGCCACCACCGCCTGTATTAACTGACGCATTTGCAGCAGCAGTTCCAGCTTTAGAACCATTTGCGCCGCCGCCTGCTGACGCATTTCCCGCGTTTCCAGCGGTGTCATAAAAACCACCACCGCCACCTGACGCGCGTGTCACTGATGTGCCAGTAATTGTTGAAGCAACACCAGCACCGCCATTACCGCTTTGCAAACTTGTTCCAGTGACCCCATTGTTGCCTGAACCACCACCACCACCGCATGAATTTCGGTAGTCGTAGTTGGCAAATAAATAACCTGACCCGCCTTGATGACCTTGACTTGTTGTGCCACTACCACCTGCGCGCGCTGCTGTTCCAGTTGAACCACCGCCGCCTGATCCGCCCGTGATACCAACAGCGTCAAACCCACCACCACCACCGCCGCCTGTTGAAGTAACTGTGTTAAAAATAGAATCTGACCCTGACGCACCTGGTTGACCTTTTGCGCCACCTGCCCCGACTGTGACTGTATAAGTGAATTGTGTCAGACAATTCATTGCAGGTTCGGCACTACCACCACCACCAGATTGCCCAGCGGAAGTTCGGTAGCCACCAGCACCACCACCGCCGCCTGAATTTTCACCACCACCAGCACCGCCAGCAATGACCAAAAAATCAAGTGTAAACGGGGTTGCGCCTTGTGCAGTAATTCCCAAAATTGGATTTTGCATTAAGAAATTCCACCAATGACAAACCATGAATTAGCTGCTAATTTCACCGCACTTGC